AATCTGCACCGGTTCCTTATTGGAGAAATAAAAATTATAGATTAATGTGTAACTTTTGGATAAATAATTTTATTAAGTATTGTGATAATTATGATTATATAATGCGTATTGATGATGATAGTATAATAGAAGAACCTATTAATAAAGATATATTTAAAATTATTGAAGAAAAAAACTTTAATTATATGTCAAATATAATACACGTAGATTGTAGTATATGCAATTATGATATGAAATCTTTTTTTGAAACAATAATGCCTGAAAAAATTGAAAAAATAAAGGATTTATTTATGGAACATACTTTAGATAATTCAAATCCTCATTTTGAAAGATTTAAAAAATTATATTTAGCTTTAAATTGTGAAGAATACAAGGAACAAAGTATTAATATGTCAATGCCTATAATGTATTATAATAATTTTTCAGTTATTAGAACCAGTGTTTGGAAATCACAAGAAATTAAAGATATTATAAATAAAATAAATGAAAAAGGATATATATTTTATTGTAGATGGGGAGATGCTCCATTACAAACTATAATAATGACTTTATATGATAATGATAAATTATCAAAATTAGAATTTAAATATAGTAAAAGATTGCAACGAGAATCTTTTAAAGATGACGAAGGTAAATTTCATAGTTATATGCCAAGCAATTATAATGAAAATAGTTGTGTTAGTAAAAATAAAAAACAATAGAGTAATTAAAAAAATAGATTAAAATAATTATTATTATGTTTTGCCCATAATTCTTTAATAATAATATTACAATTTTCATGATTTATAAGATGGTCTGGATGTATTGCACTTCCTAGTTTTATATTTGTAAATATAACAGGATATGTTAAAATATATGTATTAAGTGTAATATATATTATATTATCTGCTACACACCATTCATTATATGATAAATCAATAGTTATATTATTATCTATAATAGAAAAATATTTATCTAATATTTTTTTTGCTCCTTCTCTAGATATTAAATAATAACTGGCAGATGGATATGTATTATTGCTTTTAATAATTATTTTATTATTTAAAAAATAATCATTAAATAATTTAATTACACATATATGACTACATGTATGTAGTTGTAATATTTCTATTTTTTCATTTGTTTTATTTTCCTCTTGCTGAATATAATTCATTATTTTATTAAAATCTAATTTTTCTGCTACTATATCATCTTCTGCTACACAGAAATAATTATCTCCATCATCATACCCTTTTTTTATTGCTAGTAAATGAGATATTATACATGATATTTCTGCATTATTAGATTTAGTTGATTCTTCCTCTTTTATTTTTATATTATAATTATTTAGTTTAGAAGGAGTTACTGCACTAATGCGATAATTAGATATATTTTTTTCATTAAATTGAAATTCCATAAATTCTTTTCTAATAATACATTCGTCAATATTAATCCAATAATGTTTCATTATATAATAATTTTAAATATATAATAATATTAAATATAATTCTTTATATATTATCTATATCATCGCAATTATCACTATCTTCATTCTCACTATCACTTGAAAATTTTATATCAACATATGTATCATTTGAAATTAAACGTTTATTTACATTTTTTTCACTATTATCATCAAAAATTATGTGCATATCGTCACTATTATCACTTTTATGCGAATTTTTATAATATTTATTTATTATAACATCAGATAGAGATTTATTATTTATTAACATTTGTGTTTGTTCTAAATTATATTTATGAACAATATCAACTTTATTTGTTTGAAAGTCTCTTTTAGATATTGCAACTATATCTCCGACTTCTATTAATACGCGCTTATTAAATTTACGCATATTACCTCTAATTATTCCTATAACATCATAACCACTATTTGTAATTAAAGATACTCTACAATTTCCTAATAATTTTAAAGATAAAGCATATTCTTCATTTTCTTCATCTATAATATAGTTTTTAACAATATTTGTACTTTTTTTTTTATTTCTAATAGTTGTTTGATACATTATTTATATCTATTTAATAGTATATATCTTATATATTTATAAAAAAAATAAAAAAATATTAATGTAATCTAAATTAAATGTAATTTTAAAGTAATTGTAATCTAAATTAATTGTTAATCTAATTTAATTAATTTTTTTCCATTCACTTAGTGCCATCATAATAGACTGCTTATATGATATATCGGGATTATTTTTTTTTATAAATGTAGATTTATTATGAATAAATGTTTTCATTTGTTTATCATATCTTAGTTTTTTTAGTGCAATTTTCATACAATTTGCCCTAGAAAAATTTGGATTTTCAATATAAATTTTATTAGAATACATATTCAAAATTACACGATCATTGTTATGCATTTTGTAGAATGAATTTGTTTTAGTAATTTATTTGTTAGCAGTAAATTATTAATTATCTGTCAATTTAGTGATAACTATTAATAATAGTAATATATCAATTTTTATGTTTTTAATTATAAAAAAAAACATATTGATAATTTTTATATAAATTAAAAATTGATTAGAATTATAATAATAATTATATATCTAAATCTAAAATGTCAAAGAATGTTTCTAATACTAATATCCAACCTATTTCATCTTTTAGTAATAAAATTAAGTTTGCATATAATGCATATAATGATGTAGTAATTACAAATGATAAAATTAATGTTCAATTTGATGTTTCATTTGGTAAAGGACTTGATAGTGAATTGTCTAAAGATGAAAAAGAGCTCAAAACATTTAATAAGTTGTATGAAGTTGAAACAATTGAAACAGATGATACAAAAAGTTATTATCTTTATACTGAAGAAGGTCCTCTACTAATTAAAATTGATAATCTTGATATTTATTCTAGATATAATAATAATTGTGAGTATGCATTAGGTTTTGCTGTAGATTTTGAAGAACCAGAATATTTTGAAGATTATAATATTACACCTTTTAATATTGAAAGAGATGGTGTCATGTGGTCAATTCCTGTAGATAATAATAATCCTAATGTATTTTATCAAAATGGTAAGGCGAAATATCAATGGACTACTGCTACTGCAAAAACAATGAATAGTGAACTTACACAAGAAGAATTAGAACTTGGAGTTGAAAAAACAACAGAATCAACTGGTCTATTTTATATTACATTTATGGTTCTGTGCAAAGAAAAAGAATTAGTTCAACAAAATATTACTCGTAGTATTGGAGGTGGTATGCGAGGTAAGTATGAAAGTGTTGCTGGTAGGATTGGGTATGGAAATAGTGCGTCTACATCTTCTGTTCCTAGTACTTTTAAGCATGCTAAAAGTACTTATAGGTTAGTAGTTCCTATTCGTATTAGAATTTTAAAAGATAGTGAGAAGAGTAATATTAATTGTTCAAAGAATCTTAAAGGTGCAGAACTTAATATGGAAAGAAAAAAATTTGTAGTAGCACCATTTCTACCTTAAATTATATATTTTAACTTCTATATTAAATATATAATTATATTATAAAATATCTATACTAAATAAATCATTTATCATATTAATAATAATATTTTCTTTTGCAAAATCTTTTTTTGTCAATTTATAATTCATATTACAATTTATGAATACATAATAATAAATTAATAATGATTTATAAAAATTATACCAATAATCTATATTTTGATTATTCCAAGTATTATATATATTATCCCTTAATATTTTTATCATTTTTTGAAGAATATCATCGTAATATTTAGTACCTATTATTTGTTTTGCCAAATTTTTAGTAATCATATTATATTCTTCATATTTTTCTATGTATACTATATCATCATTAGAATAATTCATAAAATTAATAGCGTGTTTATCAATAAAATTCTTAATTTTAATATGAAATTCAAATTTATAATAATTATCGCGAATTTTTACAACTTCTTCTTTTGAAATTTTATTGAATAAGGAACAAGTTGTATTAACAAGCACTATAATATTTGCTGATGTATTATGTAATAATATCTTTTCACCAAGAGAAGTTTCCTTATTTATAATATCCATAAGATAAATTTTCTGCATTTTTTATTCTATAAAAAATGTATAAGTAACTCTATTAATTGTCTTTGTTTATGTTTATTTATTATTGTTTATAATAACTATACTATTATCTTATCATTTTTTTATAATTTTTAGGATTATTTACACCTTTGAACATTTAAACCCTTGAAGATTTAAAATGGCACAAAAATAATTATTTTTATTATGTATTATTATGAAACATAAGACACAAGACTATAAGATTACTGCTGTTAAGTATTATTTACAAAATGATGATAGTTTTGATGATGTATGTAATATTTTTGATTGTAAGAAGACTTCTTTGAGAAGATGGATTATGAAATACAAGAAAAATAAGCATCTGGAAAGACTTAATAGACCTTCTATGTCATACAAAATAACAAAGGAGCAAGTCAAATATATTGCAAACATTTTTTTCAATAGTTTCTTCAATTTTTTTTGGAAGTAAAATTATATAATATTCATCACATTGCTTATCAATATCTTCTTTATATTTTATTTTGCTTATAATACATTTTTGTTAATATAAATATTATCTAAAAGTGTTTATTTGTTTTGGGATAAGGTAAGTAATAGAATATATTACCATTATTTATAATTTTTTATCAATATAATATATAGAATATAATATGATTTCGTTAATTGTTCTAAATGATATAGTAAATCAAAACAGGGAATTATTACAAGAATTAAGAAATTTTATAAATACATTATATGAATCAGGACGTTTATTGAAATATCATAACGATGGTCATAACGATGATTGGTATATACCTAGAAAATCTTTGAATAATAATGAAATTAATAAATTTAATTCTATTTATTATAATATAAAATCATCAAATGATTTAATTGAACCAACAATAATAAATATAGATAAACAAAATGAGATATATCAAATAATTATGCGTAAGAATTATTTAATTATGAAATCTATAAATATACTAATATCAATGTATAACCCAGACACAACAAATTATAATAATTTTAATATTCAACAACTAAATAAAAATGATACACATATTGATATTTTAAATGAGATAGTTAAACATAAAATGGCAAGTATGTTGAAACCTCAAGATAAAACAACGAGTAGACAAAACCTTTCTCATTCTGATAAAAGCATATCGTCTAATCAATTAATAAATAATATAGTAAATTATTTGGAAACATTATTACAAGCATTAAGAAATTTTATAGATACATTCTATATAAAAGAACGTAGGTTAACAAATCGTGACGGGGGTTGGTATGTAGAAAACAAAAAATCTATGTATAATGATGAAAATAAGAAATTATCTTCTATTTATTCTATTTATTATAATATAAAATCATCAAATGATTTAATTAAAAAAATAATAACAAATATAGATAAGCGAACAGAGATATATGAAGAAATTATTGATAAATATGATTTAATTATGAAATCTATAAATATACTAATATCAATGTATAACCCAGGCACAACAAATTATAATAAATTTAATGTTCAACAACTAGATCAAAATGATATAGATATTAATAATTTAAATAAGATAGTTAAATATAAAATGGCAAGTATGTTGAAACCTCAAGATAAAACAACGAGTAGACAAAACCTTTATCATTCTGATAAAAGCAAATCATCTAATAAAATGTCTTCAAGTAGAATTGATAAATCAAATCCGATAGTTGAAGATAAAACAAAGAGTCAATCAAAGTATTCTCATTCGTATAATAGCAAATCATCTAGATCACTATCATTGTCTAATTATATTACAAATGATAATAATTCAGAATTATTATTAATAAATCCTATAGGAGACGGGGATTGTTTTATAAATGCTATTTTTGACTATGGAGTATATACAGGTAATTTGAGTAATATATATGACCGATTGATACATTTTGAGTTATTGATTGAAAATTTACCAAAATACAAAGATAGTATTAATAAGGCAAAATCATTGTTTGGTGGATCCCCCAAATTAGATAAATTAACAAGCGAAGAATACGCAAAAATTTTATATAATACACTAATAAAAGAAAGTGATAAAGATACAGCGTATTTTAAAGACAGATATAAAATACCTGAAACACAATTGCTAACATGTTATAATCATCCACTTCCCGAGGATAGAAACGAAAAAAGTAAAGAGTATGAAATAGAAAGAAAAAAATTTATAAAATTCATGAAATATATACAAGTATTATATGTATACACATATGGTTATAAATTTATAATTAAAAAACTTACTAACATTTTTAGTATTGCTACAACCGCAGACCTATTAGGATCTTTTGATTTTGATATAAATTTTGTAGAATATATTAAAAAAAAATATTATAATATAAATGGTATACTAAAACAACATATAGATATTCCAACTTTTTTAGATGATTATATGAATTTTTATGCAAAAACCGAAGGATATTATACCACTGGAGATCAGATATCAATATTTAAAAAAATTTTTTTCAAAAAGTTAAAATTAAGAAATTCAGATGAATCTATTCCGTGTTTTTGGTTAAATTATGAATTTCATGATAATATTAGTTTATCTACAAAAGAAATAAAGTTTATGAAAACACTAAGGAAAAGTGCAGAAGAAGTAGACAATAATAAAAAATTTATATCCATTATAAGAGATGGAGAACATTTCAAATTATTTATGTATAGATATCAAGCAATTATAGTTGAAAATATTTGAACATATTTACATCTAAATAAAAAATATGTAAAAATATATAAATATCATCTAACATTACTATATAAGATATTCATGGTCTTCAAAATCTTTCTTTGTGAATGTATATTTCATACCATATTTTTATAAATTCATAGTAATTTATTAGCATAGTTCTATAAAAATTGAGGAAGAATTTGTGTCTTTTACAATTATTTCTTACACCATACATAATTTTTGAATTCTTTAATTATTTGTTGAAGAACAATATCATAATAAATTTATATTTCATCTTCATCATCTATAATAAATTTATAAACTTCTTCGTCATCTTCTTTAAGAAAGTCGCCTTTATTTATTTTATGTTTCATATGTTTATTTATGAAACTATAATATTCATTCATTAATATATAAAACATATGATATCTACCATGCCGATTGTTATCATAAATATAGTATTCTTTTGCATTATCTTTGTATAATTCTATCATATTTTCAAGAATATGAGAATAATTATAATCATTTATCTTTAATGATAAATTAAGCAAATCTTCTTCATATTCTTCAGGAGTTTTATAGACATTAACATTCTTAGGATTATTTAATATTGCAAACATTTTTTTTTCAATAGTTTCTTCAATTTTTTTAGGAAGTAAAATTTTATAATATTCTTCACGTTCTTTTATATTTTTTTCTTTTGTAAGTTCATTAAACAACTTACAAGTATTATAAATAGATATAGTAGTTACTTCTGCGTTATTATCACATAAAATCTTTGTACCTAGTGAATATTCAATCATAATTATATCTATAATTGACGATTTTGCAGTTGTAGATAGTTCAGTTGATAACATTTTTAAACAACCAACTATATTTGTATTCTTTTCTCTCGTCTGTATATTTTGTTGCTATAACAATAAAAAACTTTTAGTCTTAGTTTTTTCTAATTTATTAAGGCAGTAAAAAATATTAAGTATTTTACTTTATCATTTTTTATAAAAAAAATAATATGTTAGAACATATTTAAATATTTTAGATATAAAAATTGATATGACTTATAATAAATATAATTATAAGATATTTTTCTAAAAATTCCTGTATTATTTTTACAAATAATATGGAACCATTAACTGCATGTATTGGTATTATTTTTATTACAAGTGGTATTACGGGAATTGCAATATACGATTATTATAATATGTTAATATTTATTAAAAATTCGGAAAAAAAACAATTAAATATTGAAAAATTAAAAAAAGAATTAAGCAAGGGAAAATAATTATTATTATTATATTTAATTATTATTAATTATTCATTTTTTTTTAATGTTTTTTAATCTTTTTATAGATAAAAATAATAATAATGATGAAAATAAAAAATTGATTATAAATACTACTTAAAATATAATTACAAAATATTTAGATATAATGAATACTGAATTAAATACTAATGAATTATTAAATGAAGAAATATGTGAAAATACTATTATAAATTCATATGAACGGGATGAAGAATATATGAAAAAATATTTGGATACCCTTCGTAATAATGATGGAACATATAAGCGTGTTATTATTTCTCCAATTCGTTATGCTGGTGGAAAATCAAAAGCAATTGGTCTTATTCTTAATAGTCTTCCAAAATTACGTAATAAAAGAATAGTATCACCATTCTTTGGAGGAGGTTCGTTTGAACTATGTCTTTCTCAAAATCTTAATATAGAAGTTATTGGTTA